GACAGCGGTACGTTCGGTGTACAAACATATGAATATGGCGATGTAGAAATCGCTAGTGAAGTTGGTTGGGACAGTTACAAGCGTGTTGCTGATGGCATCATGGTTTTGCTCAACCGCACAGGACTTCTTCACGGGTATAGCTTCAACAGTTGGAGTGATGTTGTTACTTATGACAACGCCTTTATCGAAGAGTGGCTCAGGTCTCCGCAAACATCTCTCTATTACTCATTGCAAGTAATGGGAGACACACAAGATAAGTCGGATGCCTACGCAGCTTTAGATGAAGCAGAGATTGATGATTATCTTGCGTCACTTTTTTATGATGAACCTCAATGTGATTGTCAAGAATGAACCCGTATGAAAAATTACTAGCGCGTAAGCGCAAATGGACACCAGTCCAAACAGAAGCTGGCCCAGTGTTGGAGGGTGCGGAAGAGACTATCTACCGTGCCCTTGCATTGCGCCACATGGAACTACCCGTTGGAGACTTTATTACTGATGCTTTGGCCACTGATGTACCGGCGCTCGCCAGAGAGCTACTCATCTCAAATGTACGGGATGAAGAGAACCACGACGTGGCACTTGGTTACATCGCCAATGCTTATGGCGTTGACGTACAAGCTGAAAAAGAAGCCTTGGCGTTACAGCAGGCTTGGATTGCGCATCCTGATCACACGATCACCAAAGCGATGGTTGCAGAACGTGCGATTTTCTTTGTATTACTCCCGTTCTTTAGAGCTGTTGGTGACAGTGGTATGCGAACAGTGTCTGCGGACATCAGTAGAGATGAGCAGATCCACGTCGCGACAAACAGTCTCGTCTGCAAAGAACTCGGACTGGACATCAGTCCATCCCTAGACAAGCTCAGAAAGGCGACGATCAATTGGGTGATGCAGCCGTTGAAGTACAACGCAACCGATAGAAAATTGTCGAAAAAATTTTGGCTAGATCAGAGCGACAATCTTATGTATCAGGGCAAAGCACCTGAACTTTCTTTCACAAAAGCAAGCAGAGTTCCTGCATTCTTCGAGCACAGTAATGTCAACCTACCTCAGTACGCTTGAATCTTTTGGCATGGAAGCCAGAGCATTGATCCACCAGCTTGATGAAAACTTCCCTGTCGTTACTCCATCCCCAGACGATTCAATTGAAAAAATAATGTATCGATCTGGTCAGCGAAGTGTTGTTGATTGGATTAAAGAAAACACGGAAACTTAAAATGCCTACTAAAAAACCAATCAGTGATGAATGGAAAGTAGATGTAAATAAATATTCATTTTTTGATCAGATGTGGGATGACTGGATGCCCGTAACTGAAATTACACCTGTAGATCCAGCTGAATATGATGCTTGGTTGTCTGACGACAATGCAGACACAAGCACAAAGCCAACGGACTTGGTTACTAACTACGATCCGCTTGATGCAGAAGGCCTAGACAACGTTACTAGAGATGCGATCTCTTCGTTCCGTTCTTGGGGTCAGGGCCCTGTCCTAGCCGCAATGAAAGGTTTGGATATCTTTGAAGTTAATAATAGAGAAGACTCTGACAGTGTCCTCGATTGGTTGAGTGAAAATTATGACTCTATCTTTGAAGATGATGGCACTGATGATTCTATTCCTTCAATCCCTGAGTATGTATACGAAGCGAAGGAAATGGATATAAGTTATACGCCAAAATATTCTGATGCAATGAAGACTAAACGATTTGCTTATGGCGGTGTAAAGCACAATGTTAATGCGGACTTTGATCTGGCATTTCTAAGTTCACCAACTAATTCTTTATATGATTTATAGGAAAGATAACAAATGAGTTTTGTAAATCGATATGGTGGTCGTGGTCTGGGTTCTCTAGATAGAGCACTGGCAAGTAGAATGACTATCCGAGATGCTGCTAAAGCATCACGTCGAGAAGGATTTGAGTTCGGACCTAAGGCACAAAGCAAGATTAACAGGTATTACAACACTTTCATTGGAGAGTTTGGTGGTGATACTAACATTAATGCTTCAGGTCTAGCCGCAGTTCAACGAGCAATGGCCGCTGGGCACAGCGCTGAAGATGTTCAAAAAAGAGGTCGGCGTGAGGGTGTTTCTTGGGGTCCGAAAGCAGCAGATTACTTTGCAAGTCTGACTCAACAACAACAAGCGCAAGACATGATGGGCCTCATGGCTCAGTACCAACCACCGGCTTATGAAGCACCGACTATGCCTACACCTAAAGCGATGACTAGTTCATCGTCAGCTGTAGGTGGTTCAGCTAAAGGTGTAAAAATCAAACGATCTGGCATGGATCCAGGTACTCGTTCAGGTGGAACCCGTTCTTTAAATAGAAAGGCTCGTAATAAATCAATGCAAATTAGCAATCTTAATCTGGCATGAATGCAAAAAAGCGCTACGACGTTTTACTTTCGGAGCGTTCTCAATTTTTAGATGTAGCAGAACAGGCAGGTAACTTAACTCTTCCATATTTAATCAGCGGTGAAGACGACCCAACTGGTGGCATAAAAAATCTCAAGACACCTTGGCAATCTATTGGTGCTAAAGGTGTTGTCACTCTTGCAAGTAAATTAATGCTTGCACTTCTTCCCCCACAGACCAGCTTCTTTAAGTTGCAAGTGGATGATCAAATGTTAGGTGAGTTAGGTGGCGATCCTTCTATTAAGTCAGAGCTTGATCTTTCCTTTGCAAAGATTGAGCGTACCATCCTCGAATCAATTGCAGCCTCTGATGACCGTGTGGTCATTCACCAGGCTCTGAAGCATTTGGTTGTGACAGGTAACGCTCTGATCTTTATGGGTAAAAAGAATTTAAAGCTCTACCCTCTTAATCGCTACGTTGTAGATCGTGATGGGAACGGCAATGTTATTGAAATTGTCACTAAAGAACGAATCAGTAAGACACTGATTGAGGATCTTCTTCCACAAGAAAAAGAACCTAATCGTGTTGTGGATGAGTACAACGCTCAAACAAAACAATGTGATATCTACACTCATGTCAAGCGAGACAACAATCGTGTCGTGTGGTATCAGGAAGTCTACGGAAAAATCATTCCTGGATCACAAGGTAAAGCACCTTTAGATGCTAACCCTTGGATCGCATTGAGGTTCAACACAGTAGATGCAGAGCCGTACGGTAGGGGCAGGGTCGAGGAATTTATGGGCGATCTTAAGTCCATGGAATCTTTGAGCCAAGCCTTAGTCGAAGGCTCAGCTGCAGCGGCTAAGGTCGTATTTACAGTAAGCCCCTCAAGTACAACAAAACCATCAACGCTGGCACAAGCTGGTAATGGTGCAATTATTCAGGGTCGTCCTGACGACATTGGTGTTGTACAGGTGGGTAAGACAGCAGATTTTGCTACTGCTTACCAGCTTGCACAGACATTAGAACGTCGTTTATCCGAAGCATTCTTAGTTCTTTCTGTTCGACAGAGCGAACGCACAACAGCTGAAGAAGTGCGGATGACACAGATGGAATTGGAGCAACAACTAGGCGGATTGTTTAGTCTGCTTACTGTTGACTTTCTTGTTCCATACCTAAATCGTAAGTTGTCAGTCTTTCAAAAGACTGGCGAAATACCCAAGATTCCTAAAGGCATAGTCAAGCCAACCATTGTTGCTGGTATTAATGCTTTAGGTCGTGGTCAAGATCGCGATAGCTTGGGTCAGTTTATGACTACCATTGCTCAGACCATTGGTCCTGAAGCTCTTACTAGGTATATCAATCCTGAGGAAGTAATCAAAAGATTGGCTGCTGCCCAAGGTATTGATATTTTAAACCTTGTTAAAACACAGGAAGAATTGCAAGCTGAAATGCAACAGCAGATGCAACAACAGCAAGGTATGGAAATTACTAAACAAGCAGGGCAATTCGCTGCAATTGAGCAGAAAGAAAATGAAGCACGGATGGCTGCTGAACAGACACCTGCTGAACCACAATAATAACTAATGACAACTTTATCTTATGACTCGTCCGAGTCAGCTCCTGGTGAGCTTAATGCTGAAGAGCAAGAATCTTTGGCACTTGGTGAACAAATGGAAGCCGAGCAAAGTAAAATGCTTGCCGGTAAATTTAGAGATGCTGATCAATTAGAGTCCGCTTATCTAGAACTACAAAAGAAACTCGGATCATCCACTGATTCAGAAGATGACGCTGAAATCACTACTGATCAAATTGATGATACACAGTCGTCTGGGTTTTTAGACACTTTATGGCTCGAAGCTCAGGACGAATTTTCAGAAGAGACTCTTAATCAACTTTCTGAAATGGATCCAAAGGATCTTGCTGACATGTATCTCGACTATCGAGACTCTGTCGAGCAGAACAATCAGCCTGCAGAATTGACAGATGATGATATTTCTGCTCTTCAACAATCAGCAGGCGGTGAACAAGAGTATCAAGCAATGCTTGGGTGGGCAAAGGACAACCTGACTCCTCAAGAGATTGAAATGTATGACGCTGTGATGGACCGTGGAGATCCTCAATCAGCGTTCTTCGCCGTCCAAGCACTTCGTTATAGATACACAGATTCTGTAGGAAGTGATGGTCAGATGTTAACTGGCCGACCTGCTACGGATTCTAAGGATGTCTTCCGTAGTCAGGCAGAACTCGTGCAAGCCATGAGTGATTCTCGATATGAAAGTGATCCTGCATATCGCTCAGACCTCCTTGAAAAACTTGATCGATCTGATCTCAACTTCTAATAAACTTATTTACTATTACAATGAAAATTTTTGCTATCCTCCCTGCCGCACTTGTGGCTGCAACTCCTGCTATTGCTGGTCCTTACGTGAATGTCGAAGCTAATTCTGGCTGGTCAGGTACTGACTACGGCGGTACTGTGATTGACAACCATGTCGGCTACGAAGGTGACAACTGGTATATCCAAGGTGGTCCTTCCATCGTTTCTCCAGACGGCGGCGAAAGCACTGTTGAATTGTCTGGTAAAGCAGGCGGTTCTGTACCTCTGAGCGACAAGCTTGGTGCTTATGGTGAAGTCTCCTTCATCACTGGAGATGACAACAATGGCTATGGAACAAAACTTGGACTGAAGTATAACTTCTGATGAATAACTTCTCTGTGACACGCAACGAAATTGCAGAGCAGTTGAATGGTCGTCTGGCAATGCTGGGCGTCATTGCTGCTCTTGGTGCTTATGCAATGACTGGACAAATTATCCCTGGAGTTTGGTAATGCCAATGGTAAATGGTAAGAAGTATCCTTATACCAAAGCAGGTATGAAGGCTGCATCTACAGCTAAGAAAAAAAAGTCTACGAAAAAGCCCGCTGGGAAAAAGTACTGATGGCTAAACCTGGATTGTACGCAAACATTCACGCCAAGCGTAAGCGCATTGCTGCTGGTAGTGGAGAGAAAATGAGGAAGCCTGGATCAAAAGGCGCACCTACTGCTAAAAATTTTAAAAGGTCTGCAAGGACTGCAAAAAAAGCGTAACTAATTGTGGTGGGTGGGAGGTTACTTGTATTTATTTAAATGGCTACTTCAATTATTTCAGAACGTAGAAATACAGCCTGGGAAGAGTTTTGTTCCTGGGTAACTTCTACAGATAACCGTCTTTATGTTGGGTGGTTTGGAACACTGATGATTCCGTGTCTCCTTGCTGCCACCACTTGCTTCATCATCGCCTTCATTGCTGCACCTCCTGTGGACATTGATGGCATCCGTGAACCAGTTGCTGGTTCTCTTCTTTATGGAAATAACATCATCTCCGGCGCTGTCGTGCCATCCTCAAACGCCATCGGTTTGCACCTGTACCCAGTGTGGGAAGCGGGTTCTCTTGACGAATGGCTTTATAACGGCGGACCGTACCAGCTGGTGGTCTTCCACTTCCTGCTCGGTATCTTCTCTTACATGGGACGCGAATGGGAACTTAGTTACCGACTGGGAATGAGGCCCTGGATCTTTGTTGCGTACTCTGCTCCGGTCGCTGCGGCGACTGCTGTCTTTCTTGTTTATCCC